TGTAATGTTGTTTCAATTTCTACAGAACCAGTAGGTAATGGTGGTGTGGGACCAAAATCTACATCTCCTTTTCTTCTATATGGTATGTATCGACCAGGACCATAATCAGTTGGAGCTTGTCCTATTGGATGCATAATAGGAGGCAGTGTAGCCAAACTATTTCTATCAACTCTTGAATCTCTTTCTATCTTGACTTGGTTTTGTATACCACGAAGTAAATCAGGAGCGGTTGTTGTATCATACAATCTCTTAGAATCCTCAGATAGCTTAGTTACTACAATAGGATAATCTTCATATCCATTGAGTAACTCATGTATTGCATATCCTTGTGTTTCATCATTGCCATTAAAATGTTTATGGAAAACGGTGTAATAGATTCCTTCTGAACCATCCTCTGGGTCAATCAACCGTTGATATCCATAAATTAATTCTATAAGCTCTTCTGCTTCATATCCGTAATCTTGTATTAAATTTGTTCTGCGACCTTCTTGTTGCTTTTCAATATCTGTAACATCTACACCACGATAGTTTTCTATCATCTCCTCAACGAAGTCTGCATCCCAACCATCAGTAGTTACTTTTAGCTCTAGCTCTTGTGGAGTGTAGAAACTTCTCCAAAAACAATAAGGTGCTTTTTGAGGATCAGTAACATATGCTGGTAAGAAAAAGTCAAAGTCTGGTGCTAGTGTTTTTATCTCAGGGGCATTTACTTGTCGTTTTACAATAGGTAATTCTGCTTTACCAGTTTCCCTAAGTTCTTTGATAGCTTTCATTCCTCTTTCGTCTGACACACCAGGAAATGCAGATTGTAATACTGCAACTATTCTTTCATCAGCTTGACCTACTTGAATTGCTTGAGCAACCTCGGGTGCTACTTGAGCTATTTGCCCTAGATCTAATTTCTGTAAAAACTTACGGTCTTCTCTTTGCCAACCCACATGAGTTATAAGTATACCTCTTTCTAATAAATAGTTTACTCCTAGCTCCATTTCCTCATTAAATCTATTGATATAGCCAGATGTTGTCATCCATTTGAGGAAGTTGCTCACTATTTTAGACCTAGCAATATCGCCTACCTCAACAGGAAATGCACGAACATTTGCTCGATTTAGCCCTGACATAAGCATTGATACTAATCTTGTGATGCGCTCATCTATAACATGAGCTTCCATATCTGAAGCCCCTTCCCAAGGGAAAGCATCTGCACCATGTTTACGGTGGTCGCGGCTCTTGCCGGGCCAATAGTTTCTTCTGTTATCGTAAGAATCCCTACATAAATCAAAATATGGTTCTAGTTCTTGAACAGTTTGTTCGTAAGCTAGACGAAGATGTTGTATGTTTGGAGAGTCAGATATGTATGTAAGTGAGTTGACTTGTTCGTCCATATGTTTGTATTATATCATTAGTAGCAATTACCTAAGTTTTGGAACTACTTGTTCATAAGTGTCATCATCAATTTGCTTGATACGAACCATTGTATACTTTTTTGTCCAAGGTCTTAACTTGTGTGCTATTTTCATTTTAACACATCCATTCTTTTCTTTTATATGAACCATAGCATACATTGGATTAGGACATAAATTTCTTACCCTACCTCTGTATTCTTGTGGTTGCACATCTTTGATGGGTATGTTGTCATCAAATAATTCTTGTCCCACTTCATCAATCCAAGTATTTCTACCTTTGCCTGTTATTGACTCTTCCGTCAATTTATTAAAAGCTATATCCATAGCTTGTTCGAAAGGAATTTCATACTCCTTTGCTAAATCTGTTAATCTGCGCTTTGCCATTAATATCCCCCTACGGTGTTCATTGTTGTATTAAGTTGTCCATTGTTTATATGGTCTGGACCTTCACCACCATTTGCCATTCTTAGATATCTCATTAAATCAAAAAAGTCTTTTAGTGCTTCATCAGCTTTACCATTACTACCATAGTTTATTAGTGAATCAATTAAGTTACCACAACTTTCATGTATGTAACACCTTGGTCTATTGATTTCATCTATTGGTTCATTTGGATTATAGTTGAACCATTCATCTAGTGCATTTATTCCAATCTCTTCCATTCGCCCATCACTAGCCACAAAGTACATATCATATTCATCAAAGGCTGTGAATAAGTCATTGTTGTTTTCATTCTCTCTAGCAAAGTATCTTGAGTCACCTATTCTCTCAAATACCTCTATGTTCAAATCATCTTCTATCTCTTCAAACAAATCTACATACCCCTCTACATTTAATCCTATCTTTTTTGAAGCTGGGCCATATCTCCACTTTGGGTCACCAAACAAAGCCCACTCACCAAAAGTATTTCTGTCGGGCCATTCTCTTGCTATATAAATATCTCCATCTTCATTTACTGCCGCCCATAGAGCTACAAAGTTCCTTGCCCCGGCAGGGTCAACTACATGGTAACAAGTAAAATCATCTGTGCTTATATCTGGAAACTGCATACCATACTTGTTTGGTTCATCGCTCAATACATTTACCTCAGTATTAAATAATGGTAAAAGTGTAGTCATTGATTTAACTGGCACACCATATGCTCTTACTAGAATTTCTTCTTCGCTACGATCCTCAAGGTCTTTGGCGATACGATCATATCCTCCAAAAGGATTTTCATCTGAATGTAAATATACAACTGATGCATCTCTACTTGGGCTATATTGTTTTATTGGTAATGCTTTATCTAACAACTCAGCTTCTCTTGTTGCTAATGTTTCTACTCCTTGTAGATATTCATTTATAAATGGTGTGTACCCATCAATAGGAGTGAATCCTATCAATAGCTTTGAGTCCCTAGTTGCTAATCTGAATCTAAGAGTGTTAACAAGTGTAGCATCTCCTAAGTATTCATCAAGCCATGCTCCTATGTTCAGCACCTGTGGTGAAGGAAAGCCAAACTCAAATCCTTCAAGTATTGTTTGATTGTTAGTAAATTGTGTATAAGTCTTGAAGTCCACTCTAGTTCGGGTATCTGGAAAGATAAATGAACTGCCAGTAAATCCATTCTGCATAGAAAAGTTTATGTATCCCTCTATGCCCTTTGTCTTTTTGCGAAACTCCTTGGGCATCATCTCCCATATTGCGGCTTGTTGTACTTTCACAGATGTGTCAGCATTCTGTGAAAAACATACAATGTGACCATCATTATTTTGGGTTACTGCTTCCATAACCAACTTAGCACACCCAGTAGTTTTGCCCGACCTATTACCACCTAGTGTTAAACACTCATTATACTCAGCTAACCCATCTCTGATTCTATTCCACCCAGGAAGGTCAAAGCCATATTTGAGCGGGTCTGTTTGAGCAGCAGTGATTCTACCCTCATGAGCCTTATGCAACATAGATAATAACTGAGGGTCTTTCTCAGCTAATAAAACTATTTCCTCATCTGTTGGGGGTTCTAGTAGCGGGTGTTGACTAAATTTAATCTCCATTTAATAAATCATTTCCCTCGTCCTCTTCTTCTACTGTATCTTCTTCCCAACAAATTTCTAATGGTTTACTATTCATATCCATTGCGGTCTCCCTTATTAACATCCTACCTACCCTTGGATTAGTATAATCATAGTACATATCACCACTATCATCCATAACTATAAACATATAGTTACTAAAGTGTTCGCCTAGATTGCCACGAACTTTATCAAATAAATCATCGTAATCTTCAGTTATCGCCATCTGCCTCTATTACTTCTCCCTTTATTTTCTTTATCCTATCTTTTGCCGCCCTAAGTGTTTCTTCATAGTCCTCTTGTGAATATACTTTCCTATCCTCTGTAATCTGGGTAGCCTCCCCTCTAGCAGTCAAAGCCTCCCTAGCAGCATTTGCTTTTGCTATAGAAAGTTCTTTGAGATCCCTAAAGGTTGGCTCAAGCTCCCCTGTTTCCATTTTACCACGGACTGCATCTATTAAGTCCTCCTCTAGGCTACTCATGTTCATATAGTTTTGTGCAGCTATCTTACCAGACAACTCTCTAAACTTGTTATGATAATCAGCATAGTCTGTTAATACACTGATAACTGTAGCTCTATCAAAGTTATACTTCTTTACTAACCTAGTCTGACTATTGCCAACTGAATATAAGTACAATATCTTCGCTACCTTCTCTGGGTTATGCCTACTAAGACTTTTTATTTTCTGAATGTCTTTCTCCTTAACTATCTCATGAATAGCAGTTTGTATCTCATTCATCAGGTCTTCCTTGTGCATATGAACAGATGTATATTAATTTTGCTTGACAGTCAATGTTATAATCTATAAATCTTAATAGCGGTGTATATCATATGTCCCTACATTAGGTAAACCTTATTAAGTTACATTCTGATGCAAGACAGAATGTTTACTTAAGTATACCGCATCTGTATAAAAAAAGAGAGCTACCACCGTGGTAACTCTCTTAGCTTTTAAAACCAATATAGTCAGAACTGCCTGACTACAGTAACCATAATGTTGGGTAGATTATTTATGTCAAGCCCTTTGAGTAAGGAATTTTTTTAAACCCTACCTTATACATATATATATATTCGACAGCCGCACACACAGACCGCCCCCACCCCTAGTAACTATTAGACATAATATAGATTGTGCGATAAAACTTTTGTTGGTAATCAACGACTTACGACATTATTAATAGTATGGGAACAAAAAATGACCTGTTTCCTAGCCGGGATTTACTTTATTATATGAGGACTGCATTTTGTTTTGTCTATGAACAAGTATTTAAGGAGGGTAGAATTGGGTACAGTCTAATACAGTCTATTGCAGTGCTATGCCACTAAACTTAGGACCATATTTAGCCCAAATGATTACCCATGGTAGCAAAATAGAAAAAAAATATCGCTCTCAAACACTGATAGATAAAGGGATTAGCAAAAAAGATGAAAAAAAATGGGAATTATTCTTGACGATATGCTAATTATGCTATCTATTGATTAACAATGGCAATTCAGCCAATACAAAATACTTAAAAATTATGACTACAAATTCTTATACATCTAACCTTCCTTCTCTAACTTCTAATGGTATTACAGTGCCTCACAAAATGATCGTTGAATTCTACGATCTTAAAGATCACAATGGTGTTGCTGAGACATACTACCATGTCAGCCCAATTTGGATCAAATACAGTGGTATCAGCTTTGATGCCTTCTTTGAAATGTACGACTGCCACTACCACTTCGATGATAATGAATTCATCATCGAGAAGGATGCCTTTCAGCATCTACTCAGAGCTATGCTCGACAGAGATAATACTGGTAGAGGTGAGTTTCCTATCCTCTTGACTAAAGAGTTAAAACCATGGGACTGCTACAGTTTCCGCAGAGATTGCAGTGTAGTGCCTGCCTCTGATTGGCGAGAGTATTCAAAGCATGGCAAGAGCATGATGAAGCTCGCTGATGCCGCTCTTGGCAACTCACACTTTTGGCACGGTAGCCTGTAAAGGTTTATCGGAGTCTAGCTTCGGCTAGGCTCTCATTAAACTTTTATTAACAATAAATACTAAAAACTATGATAAAATTATTAAATATACAAACATCGAAAGATGTAATCGCCAGTAGCCCATGGGTGGTTGCTGAAGGCATGAAGCCTCACCGTTATGTAATTAGAGACCTTGGGCCAATAGCTACAGTCGATGAGATCAATGAGTATGTAGTACATGAAGAAGTACTGACAGAAGATGAGGGCGATAGCATTGGTGCTAGGCTTACTTTCTTCCAAACAGGCTTCTATACCACTGATATCAAAGAAGCATGGGAGGATTTCAACGATAGAGCAGAGAGGTCAGTTAGATTGCTTACAGTAGCCGGGGAGGTGACATATGCCTAATTTTGAAGTAATACATATTGATGGTGGTGGCTCTATAGTAAGAGCCACACCACAATTCCTTAAGGCTAGGAAGGCCCAGTGTGAAAAAGATCATACTTGCTTCATGTGTGGCGATCCAATCCCATACATGGCTTATAACCTAACTCAGCATGGCATCAGAAGAGTTATGTGCGACCACTGCGAAAGAGAGGAGTTTGGTGATTGATATGAGTACATGGTCCACAATGTCCGCTCAAACTAAACTACATCACATAGCTCAACAGTATGATACAGTGCCTAACGATCTTACAGATCGAGACATCATTGAAATCATTGAGGTAGCTATTACTGAGGTCAAACCTTATACTGAGAAAAAGAAATACTTATATCGAAAATTAATCACTCTAATCAACAATGTCATGTATGTATACACTGACGAAGAATCAACCTATAATTAATATGAAAAATACAGTAAAACACAATCATCTATTCAAGATTAAAAATGACGAAGAAGGCAGAGCCTTCATCCAGGTCCTCAAAGGGCTTATGAAAAGTAGTAAATCAGCACACACCATCAGAATCAAAGGTAGAAGCCCCAAGGGTGGATACAAAGCCTACAATGGCGGCTCCGATGGGTATGTTAAACTAGAACAAGCAGATTACTTAGCAGTTTACATCAAATGATACATTTATTACTAGCTATTGCTTTCGTTGAAAGCTCATTCAATCCTATGGCAATTGGTGATAGAGGAGAAGCTCTAGGGCTTCTCCAAATATCAAAAGCTGTTGTAGATGATGTAAACAGGGCTTATGGTAAAAACTTTAAATACCATGATCGTCTAGACCCATTTAAATCAATGAGGATATTTGATTTATATATCAAACATTGGTTGCCCAAAGCAAAGCGCAATGGTGCAATTGATATGCAAGATGAAGAGATTATATCTAGAATATGGAATGGTGGTCCTAATGGATGGAGAAAAAATTCAACCATAAAATATTGGCACAAAGTTGCTAAATATTTACATAGTGGATTATAAGTAACTGAATACATAGTTGACAAGACACACACAATGAGCCATAGAACCAACTATGGCTCATTTTTATGATTGTAAGAAACTAGATACCCCAAAACTACTGAGCGATGTAACTACACTTAAACAAGCTATAAAGGCTGGCCCTAAGGTTTTCGCATCAGTAACGACTATAATCGGACAAACCATCAAGCACCCATTCTTAGATGGTATTCACAAACCAAGGACTATGGTTAAATTCGCCCGGATGGAAGAACATTGGGATAAAGATTGGAAAGATATCGAGCGACTATGCTATGGGCAAGTAGAAGATCCAAATGGTAGTATGATTCCATCCTCAGAATTTGGGACTAATGTACACAAATCTGCTGAGAAGTTATTAGATTGTTTTGTGCATGGAGACCCGCCAAATTACAGTGAGTATGATGCATGGGCTGAACCTTTTCTTGATTGGATTATAGAGAAAGGTCATACAATTGTATCCACTGAGTTGCCTATAGCTGATGGATTAATTAAAACTTGTGGTACTATTGATGCAGTGATTAAAGATGCGATTACTGGCGAAATGATTTTATGTGATTACAAATGTCGCAAATCAAAACAATTTTATGATAAAGATTTATGGCAACTAGCTATTGAAAGTTGGATGCTACAAAGACGATACAAACTAGACTACTTGCCGCAATGTATGTCTATCTGCATAGAAGTTGGTTCAAAGAAACATCACCACAAATGGTGGACTAGAGAAGAACAACTTGAAGCTATTGAGATCGTCAAATTAATTTCCAAATTGTATTGGAAACTTAGAACCTAAACTAACACATATGAACAATGCTAATAATACCAAAAATACTACAGAAAAAACTGCCTTACGATACATCAGCCTATGCACAGGATATGAAGGAATCGGAATGGGAATTGAACGACTTGGCATCCCTCTTGAGCCAATCTTGTTCTGTGAACGGGAAAGATTCCCCATCGAAAACTTGGTTGATAAGATGGAAACGGGACAAATCCCTCCAGCACCTATCTGGACTGATCTTAAAACCTTGCCATACGAAAAGTTTTTGGGACAAGTCGATCTGCTCTCAGCCGGATTCCCATGCCAACCTTTTTCAAGTGCTGGCAACAAGCAAGGTGTGGACGATCCTCGACACCTCTTCCCACACATCATCGATGGAATCAGAAGATGCAAACCAAAGTTGGTTCAATTGGAAAATGTTGAAGGAATCTTCAGCTCCAAAACATCAGATGGAGAATCAGTTCTCAAATATGTCTGCCGATCTTTGGAAGCAGAAGGTTACATCACTGAAGCAATCGTGGTCTCAGCGAGTGAAGTTGGCGCACCACATCAAAGAAAGCGAGTCTTCATCCTTGGTATATCCAACACCTTCCACGACGGATTCAATAGGTGGCTCTCAGATGAATCAAACAGAGCTAACATCCAAAGGCTTCAAGACAGTGAGAAAAGGGACCAACACAGCATTTGGAGCGAAACTAAGGGATGCAGTGGACAAGAT